GGTTGGTATCCATCCAGATGCCATGCCAACTAGCGCCACCATCTCGCTTGGTAGGGTATCTACCTACTCGGTGTGTAAGGCCATCGATTACAGCCTTGGGCAACTCTCGTGCCTCATTAACCCATGCCCCTGTTAGCTCTAGGGATAATAGCTTTCTAACGTCTTTCGGTTGGTCAAGCGCTAAGAAGATTACCTCGCAATCAAGACCCGCAGCTCCATCCCTTGCCGGTAGTCGGATGTGGTGGGTAATCGGTGGGGTATAGAGCATTGGCCCAAAGGTGTTTTCTGGGAAAAGGTCTTGCCACGTCTTAATTGTGGTTGTCTTGAGTTCGGGGTAGCTATTGCGTACAATGACAAAACGGGTATATCGGACACCATCGATAGGGGAGGGCTTTTGTTGAATGGCTCTGATGAACACCTCAGCAGCGCAAGCATATGACTTGCCGGATCCTACTGGACCCATCATCCCACGCACGAATGCATTACTCGTTAGGAACTTATAAACCTCTGGGGATTTGGAAAAATCTAAGCTAATACCAGTAGTCGGTATCTGCTTACTTGACATCTCTTTTGTTTTAGCCATTGATTTTTAACACTTTTCAGTTAATATAAGCTAACTTTATCATTATAAGGTATGTCATGGTACGAAAAGCGTGTAGTGACGAAGAATTTATTGCGGCTTGGAAAGAACACCAATCCCCTGAAAAGGTTAGCCTGGCTATCGGTCTTAGCAATCGCAATGTTATGAAGAGGCGCAGAATAATAGAAAATAAATATGGCATTATTCTAGAGGCTCTGTCACCCTCTGGCCAGCCTAAGATTTATATTCCTGATGAGCAGATGCAAGCTAACGTCACCATCGACAATGGTGTCATCTTAGTTGGATCTGATTGCCACTACAACCCAGAGTACGTTACGACAGCTCACCGAGGCTTTGTCCAATTTGTAAAGTATCTGAAACCAAAGATTGTCATTCTTAATGGAGATATAGCCGACTTTGCAAGTATTTCACAACATCATCGCATTGGTTGGCAAAAAGGCCCAACAGTCAAAGAAGAATTAGACGAGATTCAGGCAAGGCTCGGAGATATTGAAAAGGTAAGACCGGCTGGCTGTAAGTTAATGATTACGATTGGTAATCACGATTTAAGATTCTCAGGCAAACTTAGTAACGTCTTGCCAGCATACGAGGGCATCAAGGGTTTTGATATTGCTGACCACACAATCCATTGGAAATGGTACTGGTCTATTATGGTCAATCAGACTTGTATGATTAAACATCGCTGGCACAACGGAATCCATGCGGTCTACAACAATACGATGAAGTCAGGCACGAGCTTTGTCTCTGGCCACCTACACTCGCTCAAGATAACTCCTTGGACAGACTACACCGGCACACGATATGGGGTAGATACTGGAACGATGGCCTGTATTAAGGATAACCAGTTTGCGTATACAGAAAACAACCCTGTCAACTGGAGGGCGGGTTTTGCAGTATTGACCTTTATCAACGGCAAACTCATGCCGCCAGAGCTGGCAGAGGTTATTAATGAGGATGAGGGTCTAATCTATTTTCGTGGTCAATTAATGAAAGTATGAAACTGACATCCACTATTCTCAAAAACATATATAAGATGCTCGTCATCTGTGAGCCTTTTGATAAGTGGGATATGCCGTTAGCAGAGCAGATAAAGTTCATCGTGGATCACGATCCTGACACCATGGGAACGTTTCTCTATGATGATGGGGCTGACAAGTATGAACACGTCATTACTATCTCAGCAGCAAGGTGTGGATTCTTGGATACAGTCATTCGGACAATGGCGCATGAAATGATCCACGCTAGTCGGTGGAATACGTCAACCGCTGCATGGCAAAAGCATGATAAGGTGTTCCGTTCTCGTGCCTTTGCTGTATCTCAGTCTATGGGCTTTGATCCACTAGAGTTATAAAAATGTTACGTTATGTATACATATGGTAATGTTTATGTATCAAATGTTACACATTATGCGGTGATTCATGCGGTGATTATTTAGTGGCTAATATGTAAAGCCCTACATTGCTAAACGCATAGCCACTATATACCACCGCCATAGGCACGTTACCCTTTAGTCCTTGCTCTACAGCTATGTAGCCATAAATCAGACCTGTAACGATAATCAGCCAAGCACTCATTTCTCTTGTGCCTTTCTTAGTATTGCTCTAGCAAATTCAATCCAGCCTTCATTGGAATCAATAAGATTTGTAACTGCATTGCCTATTTCTATTATTTCCTCATCTGTTAGTGTCTTTGCTGGATAGGTGTAGAGTGGGATAGTATGTTGCTCATCTTGTTCTCTACGCACTACGGCTTTAATAATATGGTCTGCATCCAAAACATCTTGTGATGTCCACGCTACTGGTTCATTGTTCATTTATTGGCTTTCCTCAACGCAATATGCTTTTGTAGGATGTGCCAGAACTCAGACTTGATCGGCATCTTAGTCTCCCGCCCAGCGGACACCAGAGCGCCCAAGCCTAGTATTAATACTGAACTCCATATCATTGGCTAGTCTGCACAGCTTTTCATTATCAGACTCTTCATCGTCTAATGGAATAAAGCCAGCAAATGGAACCGGCTCAGTATTCGCACAATGGTGGATCTCATCAATGGGCAACCGCTCTCCGCAATGCTCACAACTATTACGCATCGCTTCTTCTCTATCTTCAGTCGTAAACGTGGTCATCACAATCTCCTCAGTTAAATAGCGATATCGCTATAAAACAGATTCTTTCCTAAAAAAATAGAAAAGTAAAGGGGTTGTTGTTATTTTATTTCTACGTCTTCAATATCGGGTGGCTTGATATTGATGCCAATCACCGATGGCTTATCCGAATCCTCTGGGCTATCAAGCAATCCAGAGGCCTTGGCCAGCAATCTGAGGACTCCAACCTTGTCGTACAGCTCTAACTCTAGATTACCATCCTTATTAACCTTAATACTGCGGATGGCTTGCAGAGCGTGTTCGGGAATATCCTTAGATGCCTTAACTTGGATGTTGCCCTGGTCATCCCACTCCATAATGTCTGTGATTTTCGTGTTGGCCATACAGAGTAGGCTATAGGCCACCGCCTCCTTGTTCTCCATAATGGTAGCGGAGCGCTCTAACCTCTTCTGTATTGACCGAATCCCACCCCAGTTTTGCATGGATGGGATCTGCGTACTCAGATTGGACTTAACTCTAGCCATTAGTCTAGCAACTCAGACGAGCGTTGCTTGGCCGCCTCTACTGCGGTGTCTGGATCGCTGAACACCTCTAGAGCCTTATTGGTGATTGGGTCTTTAAATTTATTTTCTTGATAGAATTTTCTTAAAAAATCCTCATCATCAATAATCTTCCCGCCATCAAACACAGTAGGCACGTTAATCCACTTAGTGCCTGGCAATGGTTCCCCATTATCGTCTGTCTTTAGGGGAATCGTTCTAGTCTTTTCAGAGTACAACTCCCCAGTTGCTGGGTCTTCCCATAGGGGCCTACCCGCCTTTGTCTTTCTTCCAGTATCAATTGGCATATCTATCTCCTTTAGAATGGAATATCGCTATCTGACCTAGGCATCTCATCGTTGCCACGAGGTGTAAACCCAGCTTGCTTTGGTTTACCAATCTTACCGGCTAGGTACTTCTTGCCTGTCTTAGCTTGTTTCTCATACGCATTGAACCAATACTCGATGCCATCAGCCAGCTTGATGGATCCTGTCCAATCCGCATCTGTTTCTCCACGCTTTCTGTCGTTAACGAATAGCGTAAAGCTACCTTCTTTCATTTCATATTTCATTTATTGCTCCTCACTTATGGTTTAAATTTACTTTCTTCAATTGCCTCTACTACGTTTGCTGACTCAGACAGCCTCTGAGACTCCACTATCATCGCATGAATAACTGCTTGTAGGGAGAAACCCTGTCTCAGTAAGCCAAGACTACAACTGTGCAGCTCTCGTTTCAACTTCTCTTGCTCTTCCATTTCATCTCCTTAAAAAAGTGGGGAAAAATTGAGTGGGACACCCCGCCCATAGTGGCAAGGGTGGGGGGAGAGGTATGCCACTCGCTGGCAGACCGCCTCTGGCCAAGCGCAGAGGGCATCTTGCTTTCTGTATACACACCCACCTCTGCCTGTGCCGTATGCATACCACCGATTGGGTACGTTACAAGCCATGGCTGTAGTCAATGATGGAGGCTGGTCGCTCTGGTCTGGCTCTCAGCCACAGCTCTAGGTCATGTGCGAACTGTTGATTAGTTAAACCTATCGTTTCTGCAATCTCGATAGCTTTTAGGTCTAGGTCATTTATCGTCTTTTTGTCTATATACACTTTTCCATATAACAACTCAACTATCTCCAACTTGCTGTTATAAGTTACAGTAGCCTCACCAACGCTCTTATTCTCCTGTTTGGTATCTATGTATTCCCTAATCGTTTTAACCGCTCTAACGCTCGTTTTAGGTGCTTTCTTTGTCATTACTTTCTCCTCTTCATAAATCATATTTGGACTTCTCAAATCCTCGGTACTCGCATCCACCGCTATCGCATCCGCTGCACACAACTTCTCGTTATAGACAACCCGCATCGTGCTGGTGAAGTTCAGCTTTCTGCCTTTATTCAATATCTCAACATAATTCTTTTTTTTTAATATGGTGATGTACTGCGTGATGGCAGAGCGTGTAACTCCGAGGTCTCGTGCTAGCCTCTCTTGCCCAACCCATGTAATCCCAGCTCTGTTGGCATAGCTACAAACTAAGCCAAGAACTCTAATGGCTCCATTTCTAAGGGTCTTATCCTTTAATGCTCTTAGTGGCATAACTGCTATCTGCCTTTGGTCTGGCATCGCAGTCTTTAGCTTTAGCTTAGGTTTCTTTGGGATATCAAAATTCATT